TTCAACACGAGTGTTGATCACATCAAGACTATCGGTGACTGACTTTGTTGACTCATCAACCTTAGCTGTGAGTTCTTCCTGCTTCTCAGTCATTGCATTAATGGCAGAGGCCAGTTTCTCTTCAATCAAAGTCTCCACCTGTGCGGTAGAGGCCTCGGAATGCGAAGCTAGCTTTTCATCAATGACAGTTCCTAGAGCTGCAGTGAGTTCATCGATATTCATATCAATATCATCTCCTTCATTGATTTCTGCCACAAGCGCAATCTCTTCCACTTCAGCAGTAATTTTTTCTACATCGTCTTCATCAGAATCAACAATAGTATCCGACTCCGCATTAGCGGGATCGGACATCCATGTCAAGAACCTCTGAAGAAGTGAGATCTTATCTTCCAACTCGGCACCCTCAAAAGCCCCGTCATTTGACGGGGTTTCATCAGACGCAGTTAGAACGTCTGTATCTTCCATGTATGTAACCATATCAGAATAATTCTTATTATGCAAGTTTTTCGTAACATTGCAGTCACATTCGGTACTTTTGATTGTATTATCAGTAATACATACTGTCGTATCGCCAACTGTGTGACATTCTGTTTCATCAATTGCGAGAGCATAGGATAGACCTTCGTCATCAGATTTAATCAACGTAATGTTAGCAACTGGGTTTGCTGGATTATCCACCAAACTCAACTCACCAAGTTCATACTTGGTAACCACACTAACCGGCTGACCTCGAAACTTCCTTGTTTCATCTTCCTTGCGTTCGAGGATTCGACCACCGATAGAGAACGCACCAAGGGTGCCATCCAAAACCTTTTGCCAAGTATCCTCTGCCCCTTTTGAAATATAAGCAGAAACCTCTACACCACGGTAGGTGCTTCCACCCTCATTAATCTCAACGGGACGATGACCTACAGCCTTGCCTACAGCCAGAGGCTGGTGCATCTCTCGTATGTTGCCCTGCCAATTTTTAAATGCTGTCATGGACGCGCTGAAATCAACGACGTCTCCTGACTTATCTACATTATCAGCAGTAGCTACGCCAACCACAACCCGCTCTTCATTTTTAATTAAAGAGACAGGGAAGATTAGTTGTAAATTTTCGCCATGCATATTATTGCCTCCTTATGAAGCTATGGGAACTATTATAACATATATCTAATTTAATTACAATAACCTTTAACCCACAGCAAAAACAGCCAGAGTAACAGACGCAGTGATCACTTGAAATTCAGTGTAATCACCGGGGATGCATACGTACTCCGTACCACCAGCAGGAATTAACACAGACACATGGTCATTCAGTTTTACTGTAGCATCAGTCGATGCGTGAGTGTTGTGAAAGTAAATACCATCAGTGTGATGACCTAAAGTGATTTTTGAATCAGTGCTGTCTACACTGATATTTGAATACATAACACTACTATTTCCGTACATATTGTCCTCCTTTAATCTTGATCACGAACCCCACCTGAGTCTTGGGCAGAGCCCCTCTCATTGCTGGTCTCGGGATTCGCAGAGTCATCTCCCGCTGGGGGAGTGTCAGCATTGTCATTCCCCTCGGGAGCGCCCTCTGGCCTTTCTGGCTCTTCTTCCACCATGTCTTCACCGGTAAACGGATTGATGCCCGTTTGCATAAGCAACTCCATTTTCCTAATATTGCTTGGATATGGAAGCTCTTCTTCACCAGCCTCGCGGTCAGGAAGACCCAGCATGTTTCGCACCTCGTTTGGTGTAACAACCTCAGTACGAAGATATCGATCTCTAATCTTAGACTGTACATCTTCATCGACCAGATCAATCTGTTCAAATCTAAAATCTACAAGATCGGTAAACTCTTTAACAATATAATTAATCCGCTTCTCTATAACCTTTTGATCGGGACCAACTACCTGAACTTTAAAAGTTTTATCCGCATCTCTCGCAACAGCAAGATTTGCATTATCGTAAACACCAACCTTGGGGGCTGGTACTCTATTAGCAACTAGAATCTCATCACGATTGGACTTTCTGAATTTATCGAAAGATGCGTCCTGCACGTTGGCTTCTAGCTTCTCAAACTTTATATCTACATCACCACCAAGTGATGCAGGAAGGGGAACGATAAGAGTTCCATGATTCCTGCCTTTAACCTCTGTTCTAAAATAGTTAACTAATTCTTGCTTCGATCTATTACTAAGCTTTGCACCTTTAAGAATAATTGCATATCTAGGGATAGCCTTATTTTCAAAATAATCAATATTATAATTCTTTGCGTACTTGTCACCCAAGATCGCACCAATAGCAGTTACCGCAGAAGGGACTCCGTAATAATTGCTTGTTGGTGTATACGCCTTAAAATGAATAATCTCATTAGGTCGTCCATCAGTATTGATAGGATCCGATGTTTCTAAATCTTGAAAGTTCCTAAAGAAAACAGACTGAATCTTGCTATGTCGTGACAACTGCACAAATCCATCACGCTGCCTGCGTACTCGCATATTGACAGCTGGAATGTGACCAATATAACCTATCTTGCCAACATTGGTCCTCCCTATCTCCAAATAAGCGTTTCCGATAGTAAGATAGTCCGTCCACAACTTGATCATAGTCTCCGAAAATGTATCTTCAATATTGGAATCATCGAGCAATGCATAAAGCTTCTTACGCTCTCGAGCCAACTCAATTCTAATCTTATCTTTCTTAGCTGGCGTATCTGCCTTTTCAACTCGCCGCTTCGTCTTGTCTGAATCCTCAAAAGCAAATCCAAGAGCAACTGTGTTTGCGACACGCGCATTAATAGAAGCAAAGTGAGTGGTATTGGTTTCGTACAAGTCTGCCAAAATATTTAAATCATGAGGCGGCTCAATAACATCATACAGTGCATACCCATCAATCGAATCTGGATCGACGTACCGTGACTTAGCTTCCCCGACACCTTTATTTGGCTTATTGCCGACAGCCTTCTGTAACCTCTGATACCTCCGCTTCACCTTGGCGGACTGCTTAGAAATATCTATTTTTTTAAAAGGATCAGTATTGGAAAACTGAGTGTCTACCTTAGTATAACTAACGTCATCGATCTCAACTTCCATACTGTCATTTTCTACAAACGATGTTTCACCCATAATTATCCTTTATGCGGTGCCACTTCTATAATGGCATCCTCTACCGGATCAGGCAACTGTCCTTCACTTAATCTTCCTTCTTGCTCTGACCTCTCACCATCGGTAACCTTCCGCGCGCCATCAACCCAATGAGGTTTACCACCATTATCTTTTCCAGCCCAATAATTGGCAGCTTCTGCCATCTGAGACTCTACCTTGCGATCACCAACCATACCTTCGGCGCACATATAGTTTCCATCCCCATCCGCAATAAAGCCACCATCGGGCATTTTCCATAAACAAACGCCAAACGCTGACTGAGGAACGACAATGTTCTTTCTTTTCTTTATGATTCCGCTATTCATCCATCGCGAGTATAGCATATTTCATATCAAAAAGCGATTCAATCATCAAATATCGTATCGAATTCATAAAATCCTTCATCCACAAGGGTGAAGGATTCAATGACCCCATTAGCGGTTGGCATGGTTATCGTATCCGGTGGATCAGACTGCGTGTCTACCTCTATCGGCTCTATATCCCCATTCTGATTTTTATACCAATATGTTGCATATTTGTTTTCTGTATCCATACCTTAAAGAGCACAAGTAACACACTCGGGATCATCAATCCTGCATGCTGCAACTTCATCGTCTGAATCTTCTTCAAAGTCTAAAGTCATTTGGTTTAGAACCTGCTCATCGCGCGAGTTGTCACGATAAATGGTAATACCCTTGCACCCCAAATCATAAGCCATACGGTATAGCCTATCCGTATCTTCAATAGAGAAGTCCGTTGGGCAGTTTGTGGTTTTGCTAATAGCAGAGTCAACCCAACGCTGGATGGCAGCCTGCACGGCTACATGTTGTTCTGGCAGAAGCTCCATAGCGGTCACGCAGTAATCTGGCAGATCGTTAATATCCAAACCAAGTTCTTCAATCACCGGAACGGTCTCAACCTCTGTCCCAAGCCTTGAAGTGCGTGTGTACTGCCAATTGAAATATGGCTCAATACCTGTTGATGTACCCATCATTGTGCCGGTCGTACCAGTAGGAGCCACGGTAAGTAAGCAAACGTTACGAATACCATACTGCTTAACTTTCTCTCTAATATCTTCAGGCATACCCTTCATGTAACCTGATCTCAAATATGCGTCGGCACCAAAGAACTTAAACTCACCCTTTAGCTTTGCAAGATTAATAGATGCTTCGTAAGACTCAATTGCAATCGTCTTGAAAAGTTCATCAATAAAAATAAGACTATCTTTTGAGCCATAACGAAGACCCATCTTTACAAGCAATTCACCAAGACCCATCACTCCTAAACCAATACGACGATTGCCACGATGGGTTTTTTCAATAGAATCAAAATGATAATCATTAATAGTAATCACATTATCTAAAAGCCTGACTGAGTTGTGAACAACATAGCGCAGTTTGCTCCAATCGAATTCAGAATCAGAATCTACAAACTTAGACAGATCCATAGCACCTAGCGTACAAACTCCATACGCCTCAAGGGGCTGTTCGCCACAAGGATTAGTAGCAACAAGCGGAGCAAAATAATGAGAGTTGCTCATCTTGTTTGATCTCTCCAAAAAGTGCAAACCGGGTTCCGCTGATGCGTGTGCTGAGGAAACGATCTGATCCCAAATCTCTCTAGCTTTTACCGTCTTGTAAACAAGAACTTCTTTGCCTAAAACATCTCTCCAGTAATAAAGATTGCCATCCCAAAGCTCATTGTATTCTGGATCTTTAGTATTGGGGAAGACCAGACTCCAGTCTGCATCTTCCTTCAAGGCAGCCATAAAAGAGTCGGAAATACATATCGACATATTTGCATTTTCAAATTCCCCGGGAGTATGTTTGACGCTAATGAATTCTTCAATGTCTGGATGCCAATCATTAATCATTAGCATCGTGGCGCCGCGTCGTGAACCTCCTTGTTCGATGAGCCCTGTAGAAAGGTTATACATCTTTCCCCAAGAGACAGCACCGCTAGAAATGCCGTTGACACCAATAACAGGAGCGTAGCGAGGCCGTAGAGTAGAAAGATTGATACCAACGCCTCCCCCCCTCGAATGGGTTTCTGCCATTTCTTTGACACTATCAAAAATACCTCCGCGAGAATCTTGTGGACATGGTAGCACAAAACAGTTCTGAAGAGTAAGACCCTTTGCACCCGCTCCGGCAAGGATGCGCCCGCCTGGAACGAAATAATCAAAAAGAATATCTTTGAACTTTAATTCAACTTCATCCACATTGGCAGGATCTTCACATTCAGCTAAAGAACGTGCCACCCTAGACTTGACGCTATCAACATCTAATTCAAGCGGCTTTGAAATTAGATCAATATCTACAGATACAGTATCGCCATGATACGTAACTACCTCTATTGATCTTCCATCTTCATCAACCTTTAATACCCTAGAGATCTCCTTAACCGGCCACTTAGGATCTGGTGCAACCATTGCTAGCACTAAGTCTCCAACTGACACATCCCCTTTTGGTGCTTTTAAAGAATACCTATCTAAAAATATCTTATATCCTTGATACCCGCTCTTACTAA